AGGAGGGCTCCGTCGTCAGTCGCACACTCGTCGACGCCGAGGCGGGCACGGTCACGCTGTTCGCCTTCGATCGGGGACAGGGGCTGAGCGAGCACACGGCCCCCTACGACGCCATGGTCGTGGTCCTCGAGGGATCCACGAGGATCACGATTGCGGGCGAGCCATCCGAGAGCAGGTCACCCACCACCTTGACTGACACGGGTGGGTTGTCAGGCGCGTCGCCAAATTCGCCAATGAGTAGCACGGTTCTCAGCTCGCCCTGGTCCTGCGCTGGTCGCAGGGTGACGCACTTGGGGGTGTGGACCTCACCGGACTTCGAGGTAACTTCAAAGTCCTTGAGGAAAATCTAAACTATCGTGCGGCTACTTTAATGAAGTTGTGGCCCAGACGCTTTCCTACACAAGAAATTGCAAATGCTTACGAAAAGAACCCTAAGAAGATCGCTAATATGGTTTACTCAAACCGCATGGGGAACCGTGACGAAGCCTCTGGTGATGGGTATCGTTTTCGTGGCCGGGGGTGTATTCAGCTCACAGGCCATGCAAACTACTTCCATGCTGGACAAGCTTTGGGAGTCGATCTTGTTATGGAGCCCGATCTGGTCGCAACTCCTGCTTATGCCGCGCTGACAGCGGGTTGGTTTTGGTCCACCCACAAGTGCAACGAAGCCGCCGAGGCAGGGGATTGGTTGTTGTTAACCAAGAAAATCAATGGTGGAACGATTGGTCTGGATGACCGGATCAAGCACATCAACGAAGCGTTGGCTGTGTTGACCTCCTGAAAAAAAGCCCCCGGGGGGTGGGGGCTAATGGAGACTCACATGGCAACCTTCAAAACCCGCTGAGATCTTCCAGAAGATGCTCTGCGTCTTTCTCCGGTGTCATAAATATATCCCTTCTTTATCAGGGGTGCAATGCGTGGAGTGATGCTGTTTAACTTCACCCCAGGGAGAATCTTTTCCAGGTCATCAGCTATAGCCCCATCGGGAAGGGACTTTATAGCCTCGTAGACCATTCTTTCCAGTCTTTCGACAGGTACGGACTCAGCCGCCTGTTTGGACGTTTCTGGGTCTGTTTTGCGGAACAGGGCTCGGTACAGTTCAATCATCTTCATTTGGAGTCCTTTTTCAGAGGTGGGCGGGTCACATAAAGCAGTGTCGGCTTGAACAACACTTTAGAAAAGTGGCCACGGCGCTAACCCGTTTTCCCGCCCGTATTTGGTGAATAGTGGTTGCTTTATTGTTTTGCTGGCCTTATCAGCGCCACAACTACACAACCGCCACCATTATTCAACGACACCCGCACGACATCTTGCCATTAAAGGTGCTTTGGCAATCATATCTGGTTCCGGGTGGGCAGGCAGCGAAGGAAATCCCTGAGATAGTCAACAGGGCGATAGCAAACAGTTTTTTCATGTAAGTCTCCATTAGAAAGGTGCATCTTCAAAATCGTCAAACCCAGACCCACGGGTGGGCTTAGATTCGACGGGCTTACTTGTATTGGCTTTCTCCAACACAATCCGGTTAAATACATCTGTGCAGTAGATGTAATTGAAATACTTGCCATCATCTTGTTTACGGGCTGGGTAGCTCACAAACTCGCCTTTTTGGCCTTGGATGATCTTGCATCCACGGATGGTGATAAATGGGTCCCTGCCTGCTTGGCTAGAGATCATCACGTTGAAGGATGGGTATTTTCCTTCTTTCCACTCTACTTTGACTTCCATTTCAGTTTCCTTTTGCTTTCTTGATAGCACTGCGTGTGGGTGCTGTTAATTGTGACCAAAGCCACGTTTGTTGGTCAGACTCCAAAGCCGCCTCTTGAACCAGTTTGTAGGCCCCAACAGCGTTTCCGTTACCGACCAATTCCTCGCAAGATGCTGCCATCTCACGCAAGAACTCTTTCTCCTCTTCAGGCAGATCATCTCCTGTGTTGCCCTTTGGGGTTACGATAGGTGCATCACCCTTGCGTCCTGTAGTTGCATCAAGGGCATCGTGCTCTACGATCTCGAGCGCAGCTACCCATAGATACCGGCGTAAATACGTCTGCACTGCGCCCAGGTTCTGCACTTCATGGCAACCCTTCAAGGCGGCTGTAGACATGGGTGAATTGATCTTTATGACATCTTCAGGCTTTTCATTGTCAACAATCCACATTGTTGCAATGTCTGGGCTAAAAGTAATGACAGAAGTCAGGCCAACTTCTTTGAAAATCTGAATGGCGGGGATGACAAAGTCTCCCAGTTCAAAGTACTGGTAGCCAGCGAACTTGTTAAGCCCAGACTTTTTCAGTTTCTTTTGGTGAAACAGTTCTCGTGCTTGATTGAGTTTTTGATATACGTTCATTTAGATTGCCTCTTTAATTACAGAATCAAATTTTTCTTTGGTTATTGCATATGTTTCAGGCAACTGGTGTTTTGCCTCTTTATGCTGACTAACAGCGACAGAATCATCTTTCAGGGCGTAACAAACAGTGTTGTGGAATTGTCCCAATTCATACACGGATTCATATATGCCCAAAGCGTTTTCTGTTGACCATTGCCAATCATCAAGCAGTCTGCAAACCTCGTCCATTTCTTTTTGGACACGCTTCCCAATGATGGTGTTTTTCTTTGGTTTGATTAGCCAATAACCTTCATAGCTTGTTGGCAAAATGAATCCAGATCGAACAGTTTTTTCTTTGTAGATCAACCCCAAACCTTGTCGTTCAATCCTGACCACTGCATCTGCTTTCTCTTTTTCAAGAAGTTCGCGTTTTGCTTTCAATGCCGTTTCTTTTGCGTTTTTAAATTTGGTAACCGCAAAACCAGCAAAGTCACCTGGAAGCAAATAATGTTTTCTCATTCCATCCTCGCTTTCAACATTGCATCTGCCCATTCGTACGCTATCTCTGCCCTTGAATTAAATGTTACGCCAGGGCCTAGATGGGACGCAAACCCCTGCATAGCTTTAGCCGCAAAGTAGTCGCGCAGGGTCATGCCTAAACAAGTCATCTCGCTATTAATTTCGATAGGAAACGCTGGTCCACCTGTGTTCATTTGCTCAACCTTTCATATTCATCAATTTGTTCTTGGATCAAGTATTTTTGGTCTTCTTCATACAGATCACTGAATAACACAAAGTGGTTTTCTTGGCAGCAATGCCATTTTTCTCCTTTTGGCATAGCGCAATAGCAACAATACAACTCACCCAATCGATTCAATTCCTCACGGATGTTGTCTGCAAATGTCTTCAACTTCATATCATTCTCCCACTCTTCTTGACGTTGAACTGTTTCATAAAACTGTTGTTGGCTCATGCTGTGATCCAGATGAGAAACAGCACCATGAGTACCCAAACTATTGCCAACAAGACAAACTTGTCGAGCACGTTGTAGTCTTTGTCATCAGGCCATATAGCCTGCCCCCATGATTGCCATTCACCTTCAGCCATTGATCTGGGTGTCTTGTAGTGTGATGCTTTCATTCTTTGTCTCCAAAAGGGTCGCCCCATCTGCTGTCAACACCAGTATTCAGATTCATCTGATGATTACCCATCTGTTGGACAGTAGTGCCCTCGTCATCAATCCACATACTGCCGGTCTTGTAGAACATCTTGCCATCGTCACGCATGATAGGCTTGCCATCTGGGCCTAGCTTAGACATGTTGCTGTTATGTACCCGGATGAAGGCTTCATAGAATGTGTCAGCACCGTAGTACTCAAAGCCTGACTCAAGTGTACGGCTTACCTTGCCTTGTTGCTTGAGTACATTGTCACGCTCTTCTTGGCTAATCAGGTGGCTGATATGCTCTACTGCAGTTAGGGCTAAGCCCGTGGATACATATAGCAAGTCACACATTTCTTTCAGGTGATCTGTTGTACCTACAGCCTCAGACACAACTTCCTTAAGTTCTTCATCAATCAGCTTAACCCATAGCCGAGGATCAAGGGAGCCATTGAAGCTTGCAATAAACTCTGCAACACATTCATGAGGCATACGTTGCTTCATGCCTTCCATATCTGTTTCATTAATCATCAAGACTCTCCTGCTCTAGTGTTTCAATTAGCTTTGTAAGATACCATTGTGCTTTACGCAAGTCTTGCAAAGGTTTTTCTTTGTATCGCCAACGATGTAGGTACTTCTTTACATTCCACTCTAGCCCACCAATGAATGCTTCCATAGGCATGTTATCATACAGGTACTCTACACACTCAATGCTGCCATACGAG